GCGCATATCGGTCTCGGCAAGTGCAAAGTTGCGCCCGCAGGAGGCGCTTCACCCGCCGGCATCTGCGCTGAGCGGGTTTTTTCGTGCCTGTCGCGGGCGAGGGTCCGATGACCGAGCTTATGTCCAAGGCCCAGTTCGCCCGCCATCGCGGCGTTGGTCGCTCTGCGGTATCGAACTGGATCACGCGAGGCCAGCTTGTGATCGTCGACGGCAAGGTCGATGTCGCCGCGAGTGAGGCGCTGCTGGATGCGTCGGTCGATCCGGGTCGCGGAAGACCGCCGGAGCATGACCCCCAGCCAGGGGGCGGCACTCCGGCAAAGAAAACCGGTTCCGCGTCGTCGAAGCCTGCCGCCGCCACCGCGAAATCAGAGGGCGACGGCGACGCGGATAACCTGCGCGAACTGCGCGCCCAGCAGCTGCGCGAAACCGCGCACGGTGCAGCGCTCAAGAACGCCAAGATGGCGGGCGATCTGGTTCCGGCTACGGCTGCCGGCAATATCGTGGAATCGACCATCTCGGGCTTCCTCGATCGGGCCCAGGCCGACTTGCGCAACCTGGCCGACATGCTGGTGCGCGAGACCGACCCTCGGAAGGGCCGGAAGGCTGCCGACGAATGGCTCGCCAGACTGCGCGAGAACTACGCCGACGAACTGGAGGCACAGCAACAGGAAGGATAGCGGATGTTCGTGGATCAGGAGCGGTTCGGCGAGAGGGCCGGAGCGCTGCTGGAACAGAACATCGAGGCCCTGCGGCAGTCGGCAATCCGCGCGGTACGGCCTCCGCCGAGACTGAAAATCTCGGAATGGGCCGAACAGCATCGGCGTTTTCCGGACGAAGACGCCTACCCCGGGCCTTGGCGCAACGAGACCGCCCCGGAACTGGTCGAGATCATGGACGCGCTGGTTCCCGAAGATCCATGCGAAGAGGTGGTGCTGATCAAGTGCGCCCAGTCGGGCGGGTCCGCATCGGGCGAGAACGCGATCGGGTATTGGGCCGACCTGCACCCCGGACCCGGCCTGTTCGTGCAGGCAACGCAGGGTGCGGCGAAGAACTGGGCGCGCGAGAAGTTCTGGCCGATGGCGAGATCGAGCCCCCGGCTGGATCCGGAGCGCGGCGGGGCGATTCGCGCGCAAGACCGCGACGGCACCGGATCGACCACTACGCTGATCCGGTTCGCCAGCGACAACGGCTACCTGATCCTGTGCGGAGCCAACAGTGCGGCCGATCTGCGGCAACGCACCGTCCGCTACGCGATCGAAGACGACCTCGACCAGTTTCCCGACGACCTCGACAATCAGGGCTCGCCGGAAAGCATGGTGAGCGCGCGCCTCAAGGTGTTCCGCAGCCGGGGGCTGTCCAAGCGGCTCAAGATTTCGACGCCCACGATCAAGGGCGTTAGCAAGATCGGTGCCGCCTACGAGGCGAGCGATGCGCGCCGGTTCTACTTCAAGTGCTGCCACTGCGGCGATAGGTTCGATCCGGTCTGGGAAGATATTATTTGGGATGAGGGCAAGCCCGAGACCGCCCACATGGTTGCGCCCTGCTGCGGCGGCGTGATCGAAGACTGGCGCAAGCGCGAACTGAAGCTTTCCGACGGCTGGCTGTCTCGCGTGATCGATGGGGAGCGCTCCCCCCGCTTCATGGGCGAAGAACAGTTTCAGGAACTGCGCGCACAGATGCCGCTGAGCATCCGGCGCGGCTTCCATCTGGAAGGCATGATTTCGACCTTCCAGTCATGGGTCGACATGGCGGTGAGCTTCGTGGCCGCGCAAGGCGATGAGAACGCGCTGAAGACCTGGACGAACCTTACCCGCGGGGTGGAGTTCGAACTGAAAGGGGGGCGCCCCGACTTCGACCGGCTCAAGGTGCTGCGCGAGCAGGACTGGGGCCGCAGCGAGGTTCCCGCTGGTGTGGTCGCCGTCACTCTGGGTGCCGACGTTCAGGCCGACGGCATCTATCTGGAACTGGTCGGCTGGGGGCAGAACTGGGAAAGCTGGCAGCTCGATGCCCGGTTCCTGCCCGGCGCGACCGACGTTTCGGGCGAAGGTGCCTGGAAGGAACTGGACGCCTACTCGCTAAAGGGCGTGACGTTCCCAGGCGGTCGCGTGGTGCCGATCGACCAGGAATGCGTCGACGCGGGCTATCACACCGATGCAGCGCGGGCCTACTGCGCGGCGCGCAAGAACCGGCTGGCAGTCTTCGGGCGTGCCGGCTGGGATATGGCGATACTGGGACGCGGCGAAGCGATCCGCTACGACCAGCGCGGCAAGCGTGCCGGCAAGGCCGGGGTCGCGCAGGAAGACCGGGCATTTCTGGTCGGCACCTATCCGGCCAAGCTGACCTGGTACGGGTTCCTGCGCGAAAGCATCGTCTGGCATCGCGAACGCGAAGACGGCGACGCCCCCGACCTGAAGCCGAAGGGGCTGGTCCATGTCGGGCGCGATGTGCCCGAAGACTGGTTCGATCAGGTCACCGCCGAGGTGATTGTCGAGGAGAAGCGCGGGCTCGGCAAGAGGCGGGTGTGGAAGGTCTCGCCGGGACGGCAGAACCACTACCTCGACTGCAGGATCTACAATCGGGCGGCAGCGGAAAAGCTGCGGCTCGACATGCTGAGCAACGAAGACTGGGAGCGGCAGCGCGATCACCGGCACGAGCCTGTGACGCAGCAGACCAAGCGCTCCAGCACTACGAAACCCAAGGCGTCGTGGATCGACGGCGGAAAGGACTATCTGTGACCGACTATGCAGCGAAGAAGACCGCGCTGGAAGACGCGCTGCTCTCCGGGGAGCTGACCGTCGAAAGCGATGGCGACCGCGTGACCTATCGCAGCGTCGCCGAGATCCAGCGCGCGATCGACTTCTGCGACCGCCAGATCGCCAATTCGTCCAACACCGCGCTGCGCCCGGCCAGTACGGTCGCCGCCTACTCGACGCGGTAAGCGATGAATTTCGCCGAACGCCTCGACGGATTGATCGGGGCCGTCTCTCCCGAATGGGGTGCATCGCGCAAGCGCGCGCGGCTGGACATGCTGGCCGCGCAGGAAGCCACGCGCCTCTACGAAGCGGCTGAAACCAACCGGCGCACCTCGGGCTGGAACCGTCGCCCCTCGGGCGCGAACACCGACAATGCTCGTGGCCGGGCCAAGCTGTCCTGGGCCGCGCGCGATCTGGTGCAGAACAGCAAGTATGCTGCCGCCGGGGTTCGCCAGCTGGTCGCGACCCTGTGGGGCGACGGCATCGCGCCGATCATCGTCCACGAGGACAAGGCGATCCGCCAGCGGGCGCAGGACGAATGGGATCGCTGGGCCGAAGGCAAGGTCGACGGCATCGGCGACTGGTACGCCAACGGCAAGCTGTCGGTTCGCGAGATGATCGTGGGCGGGGAATCGCTCAACCTCTGGAAGCCGGATGCCAATGGGCCAGACGGGCATGTCTTCGGGATCGAGGGCGAGCAGCTCGACACCAGCAAGTCGTTCATGCTGCAGAACGGTGCCCGCATCGTCCAGGGTGTCCAGTATGGCAGCGACCTGCTGCCCGAAGGATACTGGCTGTTCGACGAAAACCCGCACGATCGCATCGCCCGCATGTCGTTCAACAGCCGGTTCGTCTCCGCGCAGGATGTCGACCACATGTACGAGCGCCTGCGTCACGGGCAGGCGCGCGGTGCGAGCTGGCTGGGCGCGGTTGCGATGACGCTAAAGGACATCGCCGACATCGAGGATGCGACCCGGCTGCGCGAGAAGGTTCAGGCTTGCCTTGCGGTGTTCATCACTCCGGCTGAAGGTCAGGGATCGCCGCTGGGCACGACATCGACGCAGGAGGACGATGGGCCCGGCGACCTCGCGACCGAAACGCTGCGCCCCGGCCTGATCGGCAGGCTTCGCCCGGGTGAGCAGGTTTCGACACTGAACCCGCAGCCTTCGGCGGTGACGGTCGATTTCATCCGGCAGCAGCTGGCGGCGGTCAGCGCCAACATGATCCCGTACCACCTGATGACTGGCGATGTGAGCCAGGCCAACTATTCGGGCCTGCGCGCGGCGATGAACGGCAGTTATGCCATGATCGACGACTGGCAGCAGAACGAGATCATCCCCATGCTGGTCATGCCCGCTGTGCGCCGCCGGATGCAGCGGCTCTATCTGGAAACCGGCGACCGTCGCTTCCTTGATGTGAAGCTGGACTATGCCCGCCCGATTCGCCGGCTGGTCGATCCGATCAAGGATCTGGCGGGCGAGGTCATGGAAATCCGCGCCGGTCTCAAGACGCTGGAGCAGGGTTTGGGCGAGCGCGGCCAGAATGCCGAAGAACACCTGCAGCGCATCAAGCAGATGAACGACATGATCGATACCCTCGGCCTCGCGCTCGACAGCGACCCGCGGCGGGTCACCGACAGCGGCGTGCTGCAGGCTGCCGCCGGATACCTACGCCCCCAGGGCGACAACTGACGAAAGGACCAGACGGATGATGATCCGATCGCAACGCGCCCGCGATGATGCGGAGCGCGAAGAACGCCTTGCGCCCCCCAATGAGATGCGCGGATCGCGCATGGCAGGCGAAGAGTCCCTGACCTACGATGCTGCCACACGCAGTGTGGAAGCGGTCTTTTCGACCGGCGCGGCGGTGAAACGCTGGGGTTTCATCGAAGAACTCGAGGTCAGCACCGAGGCGATCGATCTTGGCCGAGTTGAGAAAGGCCTGTGCCGCCTGCTCGATACCCATAATGCTTACGAGCTGGACGCTGTTCTCGGCAGTGTGAGCGAAGTTCGGATCGAGAACGGCGAACTGGTCGGCAAGCTGACCTTCGCAGAGACCGAGGCTGGCCGGAAGGCCGAGGGCATGGTCGCCCGCGGCGAGGTCAAGGGAATCTCGGTCGGCTACAAGGTGACCCGCTGGGAGATCACCAAGGAAGCCGACGAGAACAGCAAATACGACACATGGAGGGCAACGGGCTGGGAATTGCTCGAAGTCAGCCTTGTGCCGGTTCCAGCGGATGCCGGGGCGGGGGTCCGTTCCGCTGGCAAGTCCACCCCCCACGAAGACGGCCACGCCGCAACCCAAG